AGCAAAGATCGCTACCCAGCTTCCTACCAGGACGCTGGCGAGTACGATCTGACCGGCTTGACTAATCTGGACATCCAGATCGTAATCGACGGCACCGACAACGTGCTGATTGATAACGTTGTTCAGGTCATTGATCTGGGAGACCTGGAAGGTTCAGAAGTAACTATCACCGAGGTCGTCAATGAGATCAATTCTCAGAAGAGCGAGAACGGTGGCACGCTGCCGGGCGGCTGGACCGCTGTCGCAAGTGGCGACAATCTCAAGTTTGAGACCGACCATCACGGTCGTGACGCCAAACTGCTTATTAAGCCAGATAGCACCGCTGCTGGCATCTTCGGTCTGGAAAGCGTGACCAAGGCTGGTTTGAGCCCCTTGGGAACCTCGGGCGATGTAGCTATCGCCACCTACGGTCGTGTGAATGGCGATGCCAACAGCACTGGAGCTTTGAGCTTCACGATCACGGCTGACTCTGCCGGTATCGATGGCAACTCCACACAAGTTGTAATCGAGAACAACGTGCGAGAGGGCAACTTCCAGATGCAAGTCTACAACAACGGCGTCCAGGTGGAGTCGTGGGGTGGACTGGTTAAAGACGAGAACTCTCGGTTCTATGTCGAAACCTACATTGCTTTGGTTTCCGACTGGATCAGAGTTGAAGACAACACAGCGAATTCCGCTCCGCCGTTGGACGGAACGTATACGCTGGCTGGCGGAACGGACGGTATTCCTTCCGATCCCGACGATCAGGACGCCCTGATCATCGGCAACGCTCTTGGCTTCACAGGCATGTATGCTCTGTCCGAGCCTGAGCAGATCGATATCGACCTCATCGCCGTTCCAGGTCATTCCAGCACCGCTGTGGTGGCAGCCCTTCTGGATTTGTGCCAGAACATGCGTATGGACTGCTTGGCAGTCATCGACCCGCCGTTCGGCCTGACTGTCAACGAGATCGTCGATTGGCAAAACGGCACCCATCCACTGAACACCACCCGCTTCGATAGCGACTTCGGTGCTCTGTACTGGCCATGGGTTAAGATCAGAGACAACTTCAACCGAGTTGACATTTGGGCTCCGCCCTCTGGCTCGATCATGGCAGTAATTGCCCGATCTGACCAATTGTCGGCTCCGTGGTACGCACCGGCCGGTGTAACCCGAGGTGTAGTGCCCAACATCAGCGACGTGTTCTCCAGGCCAACGCTTGAAGAACGAGATTTGATGTATGGCTACAGAAACGCCATCAATCCAATCGTGCAGTTCGTGGACTTCCAGGGATTTGTTGTCTGGGGTCAGAAAACGCTGCAAAGACGACCAACGGCTCTCGACCGTGTAAACGTTCGACGCCTAATGTTTGTCATCGAGAAGCGAATTCGTTCGGCCTCTCGACAGCTACTCTTCGATCCTCATGACGAGATCCTACGCCAGAAGTTCGTTCGGATTGCGACCGCCATCCTGCAAGAAATTCAGGTCGGACGGGGCGTCAACGACTTCCGAGTCAAGTGCGACGAAGAACTGAACACCCCAGACGTGATCGACCGAAACGAACTTCGTGCGAGAATCGGCGTCCAACCCATCCGAGCCGCAGAATTCATTTTCATCGAATTCTCGATCCACAGAACCGGCTCGTTCGCTGAGAACACAGAGTTCTAAAACAGTCAGTGAGTCCCTCGGGGCCTAGGCCCCGAGGGACTACCTTTCAACACTAAGTGAATGGAAACAAGAGGTAGAGCATGGGCCAGATGGGCATTGGTAAACTAGGTGCGCCCGGCGTCATCCTAAAGAGAAAGTTTAGATTCACGCTAGAAATATTCACCCCTTGCGGTGATATTCCCAAACATTACGTGAAGCTAGCCGCACGTCCACAACTGGACATCGACGAAACAGAACTGAACTTCCTTAACGGTGTCACTTGGGTGCCCGGCAAGGGGAGATGGCAGCCAATTACAGTGACCTATGTTGACGTGCCTGATCAGGAAATGCAAGGTTTGTATAGCTGGATTGCTACAGTTTACGACTTTACCGATCCGGTGAATCTAAAACAGAGCGAGAAGTCAGGTTGGGCTGGCACGGCGCTTCTCACTATGTATGAC